GTTCACCCTCTGAGTGACCTTTACCGTCGGTACGGAGAGCATCGGGAACGCCAGCAGATTGAAAGATAAGACCACGCCGCACACCGTTTCTGAAGCTTCTGTAAAGTAACGCGAATCGACCCATTGAGCGGCCATCGTGCAGCCGTTGTCGGTAAAAAAGTACCCGTCTATAAGTTGCCGCACGACCGGCTCCAGGTCTTCGGGTTCCTGTTGTTCCGTCACGCATTGAACCCAGATCACAAGGTTTCCACCCATAGCGCGTGCGGGGTCGCCCTGCACGTCAAGAGCAAAAATTATACGTCCATATTGCGTTCCGCCAGCCCATTCAGGGTCTGCGTCTGCTGGTGCTTTCTGACTGAAAACAGCGGGTTTTCCGGCGTACCGGGTGAGCATCGGCGCAAGCTCCGTACTTGCGGAAAGGTGCTCGTAAATCGCTTTGTCAAGCATTGAAAATCTCCTTAAAGATACGGTTCCTCATAAATTTTAATTATTTTCGGCAGCGCCATCTGCTGGATTTTTTCATGGTGCGGACGCGCGGCCATTTTGCTTGTCCCGTACTCCAAAATTGCGCCAAGATTATGGCCGTTTACGTTTACATTGCTCTCAATACGGGAGATAAAAGAGTTGCCGGAAATATGCGCGGAGGGCTGCCAGCTTTTCATGAAAGTGCCTGTTCTTGCTGCCGGAGGTTCGCCGGGGGATGACGCCGTATAATACGCGTCCGTGCCGGGGACGCGATGTCTTTTTCCTCCACGGCTTCCACCAAGCACGCGGACTGAAGCATTACGTAATTCATTTGCCGCGCGGCAGCAGCGCCTTGCCATCTGCTTTTTAATGCTCTCGATATCTTTGTTAAGTATTGCCCGAAGCTCAATAGCTGCGCTCATTGCAGGTCGCTCCTTTCCTCAGCGAAATACACAGTAAAGTGGTTAAGGTCTGCGGGATTATGAAGCCCTTTCACCATAAATTTCCGGTTTTCAAGCACCAGAATATCTGTAGGTTTTGCTTTGTTCTCCACGCCCTGCTGGATGATTTTATAAAGCACAGGATGAGCCTCCTGCTTATTAAGTTCCTGTCCGCGCCATTGCTGCATTTCGCCCACAGACGCTACAGTAAGCATACCAATAATCTCACCGGCGGGCGTAAATGTTTTCTGCGGCTTTCCCCAGTCAGACAAGCCGCCTTCGTTGGAGAGTACGCTAAACCGTTGGAAGCCCTGTCCGGGCCGCAGCATTATTCTAAACATAGCAATACACCCTAAAACTTACGGGGATTGGCGTGGAGGTCATTATAAAAGTAATGCCTCCCGGACACCGATGATTTATTTACCACAGGCACGCCAGTCGCGGCCCAGAGCTTCTTTTCTTCCTCATCGAGCATCTTTTTCCAACGCTCATAACGCTGGGAAAGCGAATAGGAAAGCCCGGAAACGCTGGTATCGACCTCATGTGCCCAGCCCATAACGATAGCCCGTAAGCAAGCGATTTTAGCCCGTTTCCAGTCTTTATGCTTTGCAATCATTGCTTCGTATTCCTCATCGCAGAGCGGGCTTGCGACGGCACCCTGATCCACCACAGTATCGCCAAGCTCAAAGCGCATCCTGTCAACACCGTCGCGATTTATTTTCGTTGGGTCATAGGTGTAAGAAGCCATTAAGCATCACCGGCTTCCGTTTCGCCGCCATTTTCCATCTCGTCATCAGTTTCTGCCTCGTTACCGGCCTCCACTCCGTCACCAGCTTCCGTTTCGCCGCTGGTTCCTGTTTCATCATCAGCTTCTGTTTTGTTGCTGAGATCTGCTTCATTAATGTATTCCGTTTCGTTGCCGGATTTCTTTTCCTTCGCACGAGATTTTTTTGAGGATTTTGTGACGCTTTTCTTTGCTTCCGGTGATTCCCTAACCTCGGTAATCACGCCCGCAGTTACCAGCCGCCGCACCATCTCAGGCCGTATAAGCACGTTGGGAACAACGTCGCCGACATAAAGCTTTTTGCCTCCAAACGAGCAGGGCCTTAACGCGATATACGCCATAACGCTGCCTCCTTACACGCAGTCCTTAAGGAATATAGCGAGGTCATCGGCGGTTTTCTTCATGTCGGCGGCAAACAGACCTTCGATAAATTCCGAGTGTGTTCCCGGCTCACCATCAAATTGCATTATCGGCATATACTGACCGTTGCCGAGCATATCCCAAGTGAAGATATATCCTGCAGACGGCTCATCTATTGCAGGTGTGTTAGTAGCGTAAGCAAGGAGCGCGGATTTTGGGTCACAGATGAAATCCATATCCGCTTCCGCGCCAAAAGCAGCTTTATTGTAGATAGAAGATAAAACCTTAACCTGTTCCAACCCGAGCAGCTCCGAGAGCACACGTTCATTAACGGTTGCGGGGTTAGCGGTAGAGCCGCCGTATTTCACTCTTTCCTGCACAAGCGGATTATTTTTCAGAGCGATATAAGAGTCCTTTCCGAGCGCCAGACGGTTAGGTCTGCGTCCGGTATTCTGTTCGATTTCGGTGCAAAGGCCGTCGAAAAGCTCTATAGGGTCACAGTTGCTGTCAGAGAATTTTATAAACGTGCGGTTAGCCTTGTCGTATGTTGTGCCGCCTGTCCATTCGTTTTCCCACGCGCCGTTTTTAAAAAAGCTTTCCGCGAAAATGAGATCCTGATGGATGTTCATTTGTTCCGCGGCATATCTTACTTTTGCATGACGCGGGTCAACCGTGCCGGGCGCGTTTGTGCGTATAAGGTCTTGCGTGCTTATCTGGTCGATACCGACAATAATCTGATCTACCAGGCAGTGGTAAGACTGGTCGTACTGGCCCATCTGCGCTGGCGCAACCTTACCAAACTGCGGCTTGCGGGCAACGTTATCGCGCAGCAGCGAGGCTTTATCAAACACGTAATAGTTGTTGCTGGAAAGCTGCACGGGGCAGATTGGGAAAATCGATTTTGCAACGTAGCGGCTTGCGTCCTGAAAGTACGCCATTGCCATATTTGTGAGATGCATGTGCGGCCTGAAAGAGCCTTTGGCAATCTGCGCTGATATTACATTAGGGTTAACAATACCCATAAAAAACTACCTCCTTTTTTACTTAGAGCCGTGAGTTATCTGCGCTTGGGCAAACGCACCGGCTTCCGCTTCCTGCAAAGCAATGGCTATAAAAGCGCCGGAAGCCGCAGGAACCAGAGCGCCGCCATCACCGGCGGCAAGCGCGTCACCGGCCTTAACAGCGGCCCCCGTCTTAACCAATCCGCGAGCAAAAATCTGAACAGTAATATCGTCACCCACAGATACATTTTCGTCGTTAGACAAGATAGCAACTCCAACCGCGAAATCACCTGCCGTCGCAAGCACAGCCTTATTGTTTTCGTCGTACTTAATGGCTTTTCCACGAATATCTTCGAGCGCGGCGCCAGTCTCTATTGATATAACCGGGCTTTCGTTTATTGAGCTCGTGTAAATATCCATGATAGAAACACCTCTTTCTTATCACGCGTTATATTCCGCGTCATATTCTGCTGCAAGTTCAGGATGAGTTTCCCACGCTTTGGCAATGGCGGCAACACGGCTGAGGCCCGGATCTGACTTTTGAATCTCAGCCGCCGCCGCGTTAATTTTGTCCTCCACAGAGCCGCCATCCCCGATGTTTCCGGACTTGCCGATCTCGGTAAACAACCCGGATTTCTGCACGAGGTCAAGCTGCTTGTCGAGTATTGCCACACAGGCGTTGTAGTTAGGCTCATCTGATTTCTTGAGGCTGTACAGCATCTCCGCGAGCTTATCTGTATCCTCGCCAAGAAGCGCGTATTTCTCTGCGGACTTTTTGATTTCATCCATCTCGAATTTCTTTTCCAGCATGGCCATCCTGTCGAGCATCATCTTATTAAAATCAGGCATGGGAGATGCTTTCTCCACAGGCTTTTCAGGCTCCTTAACCGGTTCCGGTGTGGGAACGATGTCAGGCGTGTCAAGGCTCTTGCCAACATCGCTGCTATCTTCTTTGAGCTTCGGTTCGATATCGGATTTATCTTTTTCCGTGTCCTCTGCATCGTCCGGAACGACGGCTTTAGCTATCAGCGCTTCATATTGCTTAAGCTCATCAGCGCTGAATTTGCTCTTGTCAATTCTCATTTTTAATATCATCCTTTCATTGTTTGGCATAATAAAAGCAACCACCGATAAGCAGTTGCCATTTAACATATTTCTTCTATTTCATCAAAGTATTCTTCGATATCGTCAAACCCCGCAGGCTCTGGATTATCGACCGGGGCCTCAAGGCTTTTATAAAGACAGATATCCGCTTCCTGATTAGCCCCGGCCTTGACAAGATCGACGCTTGTAAGGCGCAAGTTTTTAAGTCTGTTCGCCATAGTGTCACACTCCCTCTATTGTTTCACGCGTGGCCGTGCCTTCGATGGAGAACATCTTGTAAGTGCCGTTCTTGATTTTC